TATTTGAAACTACAACGGTTGACGCGTTAAGCGTGTCAAACTGTGCGGCCTGTTGTGTAACGGTTGGGCGGGTTGTAATTTTTGGACGGCGGAAAGTTGCGCCTGCGGTTGGCATTGCGCGTGTACCAATAGCCGTTACGAAAGGCCTAATAGGGTTAAGCCCGTCGTAAACGCTGCCGGTAATAATTTCCGGCAAAATACCCGGTGTGCTTTCGGTGTTAATAAATGGCGCGGTGCCCGGTGCAGCCTCGATACGTGCCGCGTTAATGTTTGCGTTGAGTTGTGCAAAATCTGCACCGCCGCGAATATAACTAGCGATATATTCAGACGTGCTAGGCAAACGCAATTTACGCGGCTGTGCGTAAATGGTTTGTACTGTTGCAGCCTCAACAACGGCAGGGGTTTCTACTGGGTTTGACATATTGGTTACTTCCTTTTCTGTGTCCTGTTCACTATTTAACTCTACTTCGTTTTCGTTTTGGTGGATACTGGCCGCTACCCGTTCCACCTTGGCCGCCTCAAACGCGCCATATGGGAGTAGCGACAATTCCTGCCAACTAGCCTTAGTAACAATCATTGTGCCGGCTTCGTCAAAACTAAATTCCTCGGGAATTGCGCCAATGCTAAGACTGTCTAAAACGCCGTCCATGGCTAATTGGAGGCTCTCATTACCTAGCGTTGTTTCGCTAATTTTGGCCTCGAACATTACATAGTTGCCGACTTCCTCGCGGGCCGTAACTACGCCAATAGGTTGGGTGCTGTCATGGTAAAGATACATTTTCGGCTTTTTGCCCTCTAGTGGCAATGAACCGGGCATAAACCGAACCGTCTGCCCGTCGGAAACTACCGCGTCTACGCCATATTCGATAGCGACGCCGGCAAGGGTACGACGTGGCAGCGCGTCACCTTGCGCGGCGTCAATCTTGAATTCTTGTGGGGTTAGTCTAAGCATTGCTTTGCCTCAATTCCTCGGGCGTTTCTTGTACTTCTACGTTTGTGTCGTATTCGTTGGCTAAATAACTTTCAATGTCAAACATTACTCCGGTTCCACGTGGTAGTACGTTATCCGCGCTTAATGTTTCTTGTATGCAATCAATATAAGGTTTTACGCCAAACGTGTAAAGGTCTCTTGACGCTTCGCTAGACGAAACGTAAGAGTAGTTGCCGATAGAAACGGAAACGAGGTACGCGGGGACGTTTGCGATACGGGCAATTTCTTTAGCCTGATATTCGGCGGCGTCAATTAAAAGCATCTTGTCGGGTGTTGCCATGTTTGGTATTACTTCGACGAATTCGTTAACCGCGCTTGTGGCCGACGCGAAACGTGCTTCGTCGTAGGCCGCTGCAAGGTCGCGTAATTCTTGTGGTGACATAGGCTCTCCGCCAATTTGGCGTAACGTTACCGCCGGTTGCAACGACGACGCGTTACGGTTTCTTGCTTGCTCTAATTTAAGCGCGGTATCTACTGACGTTGCACCGGTGTAAATAAGCCCTTGAATTGGGCTTAAAAACTGTACGCAATCCTCCCAACGAATTGGCAAACCTTGAAACAAAATTTGTTTAGACGGCCCAAACCATACGCCAGTACCTTGGGCTTGGTCTTGTGTTGTCACAATCGCGGCCGGCAAACGTGTAAACGCGGACGGGTAGCCGTCTGCGGTTCGTTCGGTTATATACCAAAACGCACGGCCGTAAAAAAGCAAGTCGTCAAAAGTCCACGACAAAATAAAGTTGTTAGTAACGCCTTTGTCTATGCGCTTTAACCAACTACGTGGCGCCTCGGGGACTTTTTCCATTTCGTCGCCGTTCCACATTTCTTTAAACATGACTAACGGCAAACAACCAATAACGCTTGCCATAAGGTCTCTTGACCTTGAAATAGTTGGCACCTGCATAAAACGGCTTCTCAAAACACCGTCGGAGTACGCAAAAAAATTACCAATTTGTGACGCGCCCGCATTGCTTCCGGCAGCGGCTTTAACAACCTTTGTAGGTTCGGGTTTCTTGGTAAAAATTGCCATAGTTTTATTGTGTCACAATCTCGGGGTTTTGGGTGGCACTAGCCGGCGCCGTGCAATCCCCGACGGAAAGCAAGCCGACTAATGCCAAAACGACTTTAGCGGTTTCCGGTAACAATCATGGGTTTACCTATTGCTTGCGGACGGGCCGCTAACGCTGCCGCCCAAATCATGCACCGGCAAGCCTCGATAGGCCCGGGACTACGAATACTACTAACCGTTATTCCGTTTTTTTCGCGTATAAGTACCGCACGTTCAACGTGACTGTTTAATAGTTGTTGGTTGTTGTGCGTAAGTTTGTTTTCAATAATCATGGCCCTAACGGCGCTAGTCCATTTCAACAACTCTTTATAGCCAACAATTACGCGCCTATTTTCATATTTTATTGGGCATGAGTTTTCTAATACTGGCACAATAGCCAACTTTAAATTGGGGTTTTCTGCTACTTGTTGTTCTACTTTTTCCCATAGTTCGGTAACGGTTTCGGCAACAAACGCTAAAACAACATGGGTTTTATTGTCGGATTGGACGGCGCGCACCGCTGTATAGGTGCTTTCGTCTAACGCCATTTCAACGGCCAACACTCCGCCCGGTGGCGCTTTTTCGTCGGTAGATAATGCCTCGAATACGCCGGGCGCCAACCAACCGTTAGAAACCGCTTGCCATAGGTTTACGGACGCACGTAGAAACGCGCTGCGGTTCGGGCCTTGTGCTTCGCCTCTAATTACGTCCATTTCAATTAGGCCGCCCGCTAATGCGGGGTTGGCGTATTCCCATGCCTCTACCGTCATTGGGTCAAGTGTTGGCGGCGGGCTAAATTCGGCAAAGTAAAGGTTTGTTTTTTCGCCTGTGTCTATTGCTTTTAAGCCTTGGTCTCTCCAACGGAGTAGGGCCGTACTTTCCTGCGTACCGGCCGTGGACACAAGCAAGCACAAAGGGTTACGCCGGGCGCGTTGAGACGGAAGTAAACCGTCGTCTATGGCGGCCTCCGATATTTGCCATACTTCGTCGGCGGTAATTAAGTCGCATGAGTAACCGTGACCGGCTGCCGGGGTAGCGGCGCGAATATGCCAAACCGAACCATTAGGCATAGTTACCTTTTGCCGGCCGTATGACCATGAAACCTCTGCACCAAATTTGGCTTCGAGAATTGGCGCTAGGTAATTGAATTGCGCGGCCGTTAAGTCAAGTTTGTGCGAAACGCTAATTACGGTTTGGGGTTGGCCGCGTAGTTCGGTTTCTTTAGTAAGCCAATGCCCAATGAGTGCAGACGACATATGGCTTTTACCATTTTGTCTAGCCACCGAAACCAACCCAATACGGTGCAACCATTTACCGTCTTGGTCAAAAGCCGTTAAACCCTCAACACAATGACGTTGCCAACTCATAAGCGGAGTGCCTAAAACCCTTTCCGCAAATTCTGCTATGTCGTCCGCCCGTGATTGGTAACCACTATGCGTGGTTGTTTCTAGTCTCGGCCAATACCGGCCAGTTGGGGCTAGTTCGCGCAAACCCTTATGGGATATAGGATTAGAAGAGACGGGGGCTTCCGTGTCACTGGAAAAAAAACGCGGTGAGTGTTTGTCTTTATTTTCCTTACTGGCATTGGGTTTTACGACGTAGTTTCCTGCGTCTCTTGCTGCACGGTATTTGTTACCTCGCGTTGCATTGCACCCACGACAAGCGCTTCGTAGATTGTCGAGGCTGTTAACTCCGGGTTGCCCTGCGGGCCAACGGTCAACCTCAATAATATGGTCGGCCTCGCTTGCCGGCTTACCACAATAGAAACAATACGGGTTTTCTTGTAGCAATATAAGTTTATTGCGTTTATATTCGGCTTGGTTGCGTGGCCTACTACCTTTGTGTTTGCTTGGCATTACTCACGCGCCTACGGCTTGTGCTAGCGCGGCGCAAGCGCCTTGCTGTTGATTGTGGTTTGTCGTTTTTGTTGTCGGGTTCATGTGTGTGCTTTCTTTGTTTGTTAACTGTATGTCATCTGCAGGTCAAGAGATGTGTGAGTGCTCCACCCACCAGATTGCCCATCCTGGTACCCAATTGCATTCAGTCGATTATGTTTACGACTCGCCTCGGCGCTTTGCCTTGCTCATTTCGTCTTGCATGATTAAGGACGCGCCGATCTACCCTTGTTTCCAAGTGTCACCAACTGCCGTGCGAATGGCTTAGGTCGTGCTACTAGCCGATTGTTTATGCTCTGGGGTTGCTGAGAGTGTAGAGAATGTACTCCATGTCGCTGGGTTTCCATACCGCTGCATGACATCCAGCCATTTCGCAAGCGTTTAACCAAATCTTTTGTCCAGGCGTCAACTTGCCCTTCTCTGCTTTCAACTCAATGACCAATGGCCGACCGCCTTGGAATGGGTGCACCATGAACAGATCGGGAAACCCCACATCTCCTTGCACGTTTGTCATCCAGCGTCCTCGAGTGTTCTGTGCCGGCAGATCATGATGCACTAACCAGCCATAACGCTTAGCGATGCTTATAACCATGTCCTTAAAGTCGGCTTCGCTGATCTTTGGGTCTAACTTCATTTCAACAGTTCAATCATTCGGCTTGCCTCATGTGACTTGAGCAGCTCTAAAACGGCGCTGTCATCATTTAGTTCACGGTGGATCATTTCGAGCAAACGCAAATCGTCTAACCCTGCATCCTTAGCCAGTTTCTTGATGTAACCAATCTGCTTGGGTGTGGCAAACGCGCCTCGTGGTGTGTGTTCCTGTGGTTGTGGTGCCGTTGTCAGGCGCTCGACCTTTTGCATCTCATTACGAGACGGCCTCGGGCCACTAGCAGGCGC